TCGTAGGATATATATATGCAACTTCAGAAGATTTTGGGCAACAAGAAACAATAATTCAATCTGTTATTTACATGGCATCAACTGCCGTATTGTTTTGGTTTGGTGAACGCTCAATGAATAATAAAAAATAATTTGTTTTTATGTGTAAGTTTTTTTGTTCTGTTGCGTCTAACTTAGTATGAACAATAAAACAGCAACTAACACAGCGGATATGGCGATTGCGTATCTTAGTGACGAAGCAAAAAACACTGTAGCAAAATTAATGGCATCTGGCGATAAAGATTTGCAAATTATTGCAAGATTAATTGTTACTGAAAAAGATTATAAAAAATTAAAATCTTTAGTATAAATGTAAAAACCCCCTGTCTAAATAAAGGCAGGGGGTAAATATATTAATCTTCTTTTTTCTTAAACCATCTAATAATTGAACTTAACCAATTAAAATTTATAACACTAGTGGTTGAAAGATCAGTTATGTATTCGCTAGTGTGATCGTCGTAGCGGTACATAATACCGATAATTTTCTTTTCACTCATCTGGCTTATCCATTAAACTGCCATCTGCAATAATGTTACGGCTGGCGGCAATGCGCCTATCCAACGCTGGCATCGATGTTCGTCTAGGTATTTCAGGAGTAGTCTTTCCCCCGCTGAGATACTTAGTCTTTGTCCCGCATTTAAAAACTTTTTCCAATAGGTTTAAAATTGTAATTTTTAGCTGGTTTTGATACATAATTTTCAAACTCCTTTCCAGATTCTTCAATTAACCTTGCCCACATAACTTCAGGCCGTTGCCTTCGCTCCGATTTCATTTGCTGAAGCTCTTTTTCAGCTTTTAATTTAGCTGTTTCTTCTGGGCCTCTAGCTGCATCTCGTTTTCTTTGCAGTGTTTCTCGATCTTTTTTTCTTTTTTTTTCTTTCTGATATTCTGATATTTTCCTCATCGTAGCCCCTCTGAGTAATCCCAACTATGGATGGCCGCTACAACGGCCAAAATAGCCCCTGCAAGCAGCAATGCTTTAATGTCGGCCATAATGCTTCCCGTGATCCGCAATGACCTTTGCAGCAAGCCCAACAAGGCTTGATGAAAATAGCTCGTAATTGTTAACTACGTTCCTGCTGTCACGCAAACCTTGAATTATCATCCTGTGATAATCCATTTTGTTAGCGGAAACCACAATTGGTCGTGGTAATGTCTTGTTAATTTTATTAATCATAAACTGGCCCCCGCTTCATAATCTCGTTCCCACTGAGCGTTGTCCAATTCGTTTTCCTGATCTTGAAGCTCTTCTTGCATTTTTATATTGATGAGCCGCTTTCGTGCCGCTGTTAATAAAGTGATAGCACTTGAATATGGCATATCAGCTAAATTTTGTAACTCAATTCCTGCACTCATTTCTGTGCGCTCTTCATTGATCCATTCAGTTGCTAATTGGTCAATAATTGTTTCTGTTTCGACGGTGGTTCCGTCTGCGTTAAAAGTCCACCCCAATGCTTCTGCTTTTTCTTGTGTCATTTTACTCTCCCAGTTGATGGGGCCGCAGCCCCGTTGGTTGTTAATCTTTTGTCTGATCGCCATCAAGAAAAACAGCGACAGGTTTTGGTGCGTTTGTTACGTTTGCAATGAAGTTATAAACTTCAAATGCTTTGTTGCAGTAGTACACTGCACAAACACCGCCAAATTTAGCTGATTCAAATTGCGCTCGTTTCATGGCAGATTCAACATTAGTTGTTTTAAACATTTTATTTCTCCCAGTTGTTGGGGGCCGCAGCCCCCGTTGTTGTTAAGCGTCATATTCGCGTGATGCCCATTCGTCGGCTTTATTTTCTTCGTAGCGCATACGGGCTAATTCCCCGTCTTCATCTTCAATAAACTCTTCGTTCTGCTCCCGATCATATTTTAAATCTTCGTAAGCTGCACGAGCCAACCATAAAGTCTTATGCAGCGTAGGAGCTTTGACTGTAATACCTTCGTCACCACGAGTTAAACGAACAGTTGACATTGGGCCTTCGCCTGGGAAGTCGGTCATATAACCAACTAAATATAATGGAGCTGAAGGATTTGGTAACACTTCAAACAAGTCCCATGCTGGGACGTTTGGATTTGTGCGCTTTGCAATAAAATTTTTCATTTTGTTTGTTTCCTTGTTGTGTTGTTGTCTTCTGATTAAAAGTATTTCACAGGCTAATCTATATGTCAACAACTTGTTGTAATAATAAATGGGGAGCCGAAGCCCCCCTTTGTTACACGGTTAAATTTGGTTAATAGCTGCTCCTAAAGAATCACGATCCGCGTGATAATTACCGTCAGGATAAATGTCTGTTCCATCTTTGTTGAGCAGCCAATAGCCCCAACCATCATTAAATCTTTGTGTTGCAACCTTTGCATTTTTTACGTCTGCCAATTTTCGCAATTGCTTTAAAGTCATTTCAATTCCTTTCTAAATGGTGGGGCCGCAGCCCCGTTTAAATTATTAAGTTAAAGACCCACATCATCATTGTCAACAACTTGTTAACAATATTATTAAATAAATAACATATTGTTTACATCTTATATAAATTATGTAACAACATGTTTTATGAACATAAAAAAATACATTAAATCTAAGGGTTTCCCGCTGGCGACCGCAGCGGCTGAACTTGACGTTACAAGGCAAGCTTTGAATCTTTGGATAAATGGCAAGCGGATTCCGCGCCCAGCTCAGATGAAAAAAATTCAAAACTGGTCAGAGGGTGAAGTGACTGCACTGGATTTTTACAAATGATTGCCGGCATTGACCCTGGCGCAAAGGGTGCGATTGCATTGCTGGACTATGACCACGTTGAAATCTTTGACATGCCCATGATTGGAAAAGAAGTAAACGGCATAGAAATCGCATCTATCTTTGGAGAATTTAGGCCATCCCACATATTTCTAGAGCAAGTGAATAGCTTTGGAATGGGCCGCACAAGTGCCTACAATTTTGGTCAAGGTGTCGGAGTTTTAAAAGGTGTGTTCCAAGCACTTATGATTCCTTACACGTTGGTTACACCACAAAAATGGAAAAAATCTTACGGTTTATCTAAAGAGAAAGACCACAGCCGTTTGTTGGCAACGCGCCTATACCCAAATTTAGCGGATAAATTTGTGCGCGTAAAAGATGACGGCAGGGCAGAGGCATTATTAATTGCAAGATATGGAAGTGAGCAAAAATGAACGGTTTTGAAATGCATGGCATTAAACACTCAAGCATAAGCCAAATTAACAAATGGATTGGTTGCCCCAGTGCTTGGGTATCTCATTATTTGTTCAACAACAAAGGCGGTGCATCACCAGCCATGTGGCGTGGCATCTTTACGGAGCAAGCGGTAGCCGACACGATCACAGGCAAAATGCCAATTGATAACGCAATTGCGAAAGCGGTTAACGACTTTGACAATAAGACAATGATGGAATTTGACGATGGATCCTCAATTAAAGAACGGTCAAACATTCAGCCCATGACTGAATTAGCGGTTGAGGCTCTAGAACCGTATGGCGTTCCAGACTTTCCAGAAGACGGTGACCAACATCGTGTAAGCATGCAAGCTAAAGGCAAAGGTTGGGCGATTCTGTTTATAGGATATATAGATTTCAAGTTTCCAAAACATGGTCTGATTGTTGATTTAAAAACAACGATGCGGATGCCGTCCACAATGTCAATTGAGCATCAACGCCAACGTGCTTTTTACCAAAAATCTAGCGGCAACACCGCTGTTAAGTTTTTGTACGTTACTCCCAAAAAGTGCGAGATGAAAGAGGACGGTGATGCGGATGAACTAATGACTGAGATTAAAGCACATCTAACTAGGCAAGAGGCGTTCTTGAGGCTTGGAGACAAAGAGCTATTGCGGTCAATCGTCCCTGTTGATCCTAGCTCATTTTATTGGCGCGGAGATGAAAATACTCGCCTTGAATTGTTTGGAGTTTAATCATGCAAATAGAAGCAATCGAAACAAAATATAAAGGTTATCGGTTTAGGTCTAGATTAGAAGCAAAATGGGCTGTTTTTTTTGACGCTTTTAATTGGAAATGGCAATATGAACCAGAAGGCTACAAGATGGAATATAAAGGAAAAATTATTTATTACTTACCAGATTTTTGGTTACCTGACCTGAAACAATTCGTTGAAATTAAAGGCGGTAAGATTAGTGCAAATGATAATATTAAAATTAAAGCGTTAGCCTTTACGTCTAATTATCCTGTAATTTTATTAGGAAATATTCCTGAAAAAAATGAATTACATGATGGATTTTATGGGTTTTATAAAAATGAAGATACAATTAAAGAACAAAAACTTTCGGGTGAAGATGCTGTTCAATATTGTTGGTACGACCCAGCATATAATTGCCAAGATAAATATAAAGCTGCAATAGAAAAAGCACGACAAGCACAATTTGAACATGGAGCAAATGGTAAATAAAAAGAATTATTTAATATTTGACTATAGGTAACAATCTGTTTACAACAACTAAGCCACTAATGGCAAAACAACAAAACAAGGATAACAACACAATGTACGATTTTGATGAAGGAAACAACTCTGGTGGAAATTCAGAAGGGCCGTGGTTAAATTTTCACGCCCGTGAAAAGTTAGACGGCTCTATGCCATCGCGTTCATTTAGTCTCAGAACAGAAGATGGACTTGAGAATGTTACAGAGAAGATGAAAAAAGGTGTGGCTTGGGATTTAGACACATTAAGAACTGGGTGGTGCTTTAGTAACGGAACCCCTGGAGTTGCCCCCGAATGGGTTTGGAATACAACCCCAGCTCGATTTGACCAAGCGCAGCCAGAAGACAGAGGCGAAGACCGTTGGAAAAAAGGTTTTAGCATTAGACTTGCTTTAGGCAAAGACAACGCAGCAACTTGGACACAAAGCGGAGCAGGTTCTTGGGCTGGATTGGTCAGCTTAATGAAAGCCGTTAAAGCTGACGGTGGATCAGGCGAGACAGTAATTGCTGTTTTGTCGGGCATAGAAGACATTAAATTTGCCAAAGGCGGTACTTCTGCCCCACAGTTCACGGTCAAGAAATGGGCTGATCGTCCAGATTGTCTAAAAGAGCAAGCTGCAACTATTGTTGAAGGTGACGAAGAGTTTTAGATCTTTTGGTGGGTTGATTCGTACCCGCCCCGCTGAAAGGGATATTCGGGGTTGCTGTCATGGTAGCCCCGAAAAACCCTAAACATTAATTTAAAGGGTACGACCTTATGAGATATGAAAAATATGCGGAAGAATTGGCGACACTAGGTTACGATGTAACTCCGCTGAATGGTAAAGTGCCTATTTTAAAAGCATGGCAGACTAGGCCAGACACCGCCAAAGATTACGCCAAGCATGGCAACAGCAACATTGGGTTACTATGCGGTGGAATCCACAACATTGTTGCCGTTGCTCCAGAACGAATCGGCAATGCTCCAAAGACGTTGTTTGTTTTCAAATGTTCTGAGCCGTTCTATAAAACTAAAACAGCTATTTATTCGATTAAAGGACAAGATGCCTGTATTGAAGTCTTAGCTGAAGGCCAGCAATTTGTAGCCAGTGGAAAACACCCAGATACAAAGAAGAACTATAGCTGGCCAGACGATAGTCTTTTAGATGTTCCACCATTAGCATTAACAACGATTAGCCCATCTGACATTACATCTTTCATTGCCGTCTGCAACAACACCTTGGCAGAACGTGGAGAGATTAAAGCAAAGTCATTATCAAACGGATCGAAGCCGCCAGAGAACACAAACTTTGATTTTGCTGAAGATACAAAGATGGCAGATTTAGAAAAGATAGATAATGCGATATGCCATGTTCCTAACAACGACTTACATTATGACGACTGGGTTTATACGGCTCATGCAATAAAGGGTAGTGTTGGGCCAGAAGGTCTGGAGCTATTCCACAAATGGTCAAAGCGATCGTCCAAGTATGATCCAACAGAAACGGACAGATTGTGGAACTCAATCGGTGAAGTTAAAACGATTGGCGCTGGATCAATCTTTCATATGGCGCAGCAGAATGGCTTTGATCTTACTTGCTTAACACCAAAGAACTTTGGCCCTGATGATCTAGAAGACCAAATAAGCGTTACTGATGACGATATTGAAGGCGATGGTAGTTTTGTGGCATCAAGCGTTGTTGGGCCTCTGCCTGACAGAGAATGGTTATTAGACCAATGGTTCCCTTATAAGACAACGGGGTTGTTCTTTGGGGCTGGTGGCGTTGGCAAATCTTTATTAATTCACCAGTTTGCTAATTGTGTTGCAATGGGGAAAGATTTCTTTGGTATAGCAACTAAGCAGATGCCAGTTATTTGCGTTATGTGTGAAGATGATTCATTGGAGTTAAAACGTAGGCAACTAGACATTAATAATTGGCTAGGCGTTGCAGAATTTGACGCTGGCCCCGACGATCTGACGCTGTGGCCTAGAGTTGGAAGCGACAATATTATTGTTACTTTTCCAAGCCAAGGTGAAGCAAAGGCAGGTGAATTTTACAAGATACTATGCGATAAGATTAAAGAAATTAAAAAAGATAGAGATGACGTTTTAGTTATTCTTGACACAGCGGCTGATATGTTTGGCGGCAATGAGAATGTCCGTAGAGAAGTAAATACATTCTGTAAGACCTATTTAGGGTCTTTAACGAAGCAGTTTAATGCTACGGTTATACTTCTAGCGCATCCATCGTTGTCGGGCCTTGCAAGCGGCTCTGGGTTGTCAGGATCAACCGCCTGGGAGAACAGTGTCAGAAGCCGCGCATACTTAGAGAGAGTGAAGGACAGCGACGAATTAAGGGTGTTATCTAGAAAGAAATCTAACTACTCTGATATTGGTGGCGACAGCGATATTACTCTTATTTGGGATAAAGGCGTAATGGTGATGCCATCGTCACCAGATCAATTGGATAGGATCAATAACACGAAGTTAAAAGAAGATATATTAACTGAAATTGAATCAGCTTGGTGCGATAATACGCCATACAAATCTAATAAATCGCAGGGCAGAATTGTTAAGACGGCACTGCCAAAAGCCTTTCCAAATGAGAAGAAAGGGCCACTATTAAAAGCCTTCAATGACCTAGTAGATGAAGGCAAAATAATCAACATTGACCGCAAGGGGTTTAGGGTGCAAAAACGATGAAAAACAGGGTTAAGTTATTGATAAATATAAACAATGTTGCTTGCTGTGTAAGGTTTATTGAATATTTGCTTAAAATGCCATGTAACCTATTGAAATATAACGATAATAGCTTGTCGGGTGTAAGGGCTACACAGGAAGGTATATTATTAAGCAATATCAATTACTTAACCTATACACACAGCAAGGGTATATAAATATACCCCCCCGTGTGGGGCGGTGGGGATATTTCTACCTTATGTCGAAAATAAATAAAGGATTAAAACAATGGCTAAAACAAAAAGACAAAGACCAGATCATTTTACTAATCATGCTGAATATGGAAATACAATTTCTGATAGCATACACCATTCACTAAAACCATTGGATCGAATTGCAAACCGATACGAATTGAAGTGGGGTTGTGATCGACTGATGAGTTTAGTTAGCTCACAAATTGCATCTAAGTTTGGATCAGCTAAAGCAAAACTAGACCAGGCGATTATTGATAACGATCCTAATGAAGTCGCAAAAAGATCAACGGTGTTAATTAAAGGCTGGGAGAAGATGGATTTGGATGCCACATCATCTGGCTTCACTCCGCTCAAGCCTAACATCTGGAGCCACACGACAGGCGATGGTTTTAAGTTTGCCGTAGCACAGGGCAACGCAGACGCAATCAAAGCTATACGAACAGATCCCGCTATGGAAGGTGTCGCAGTTTATTCGCTAGATGAAATTGGCAACATACTTGAAAGTGATAGCATGAAGCTGGTAAACCAAATCAAAGAGGTGTTCCCTGATTCTAAAGTCAAAGCAGTCAACGACGATCTAAACGACGAACTTCCGTTTTAGGATAAAATGATGAGTAGTATAGCTTTGTATGATGTAGATAGCACAATCCCAAATCTGGCACTTATGAAAGTTTCAAGCTACCATAAAAGTCTTGGTGATAGTGTGGTGTTGTATGACCCTTTATTCCAATCGTCATATGATAAGGTATATGCGTCAAAGATTTTTAAGTTTTCTGACGGGTCTTTGCTGGACGATTCCCGCATGGAAATAGGCGGCACTGGTTGGGATTTACGATCTAAACTTGCGCCAGAGATAGAAGATTGTAAGCCAGATTATTCACTGTATGGATACCCACATAATATAGGCTTTACTATGCGGGGCTGTCGGTTCCGTTGTAAGTTCTGTGTAGTCCCAGAAAAAGAAGGAAAACCATACGAGGAAAACACGATTAACGAATTATGGCAGCAACGCAATAGCAATTTTGTTATGCTTTTGGACAACGATTTTTTTGGAAACCCATCGTGGTCTGACAGGATTGACGAAATAAAAAAGTTTAAGTTAAAAGTTTGCTTTAGCCAAGGGCTAAATATACGCATCATCACGGAAGAACAAGCGGCTGCTTTAGCGTCAGTAAACTTTACAAATGTTAAAAACACAAGGAAGCAAGTGTTCTTTGCTTGGGATCAATGGGGCAAAGGCACAGAAAAAGTTATAATGAGCGGTATAGAAAGAGTTGTTGACGCTGGTATTAAACCATATCAGATGGCGTTTTTTGTTCTTATTGGGTTTAACACAACACCAGATCAGGATTTGTACAGAGTTGAGAAGTTGCGGGGTATTGGTTGTGACCCGTATGTTATGCCCTATGACAAAAAAGATTCCTATCAGAAAGCATTTACCCGTTGGGCAAACCATAAAGCGATATTTAAATCTGTGCCGTGGAATGATTATAAATCAGGTGGCTGGAACCCAGAGCAATCAAAAAAATATTTGGAGTTAATTAAATGAGGTCAATCGGAATGCACAAAAAGGCACAGAAAGAAACTGATCCAACTGGAAAAACGATTGGCGAAGACGGTGCAAAAATGGACAATGGTAAAATAGATTTGTTAACTGTTTTGCAACAATTTCCAAACGCATTAAATGCAGTAAGTCAAATCTGTAATTATGGAGCAGTTGAAAAGGGCTACGGTTGGGAAGCTTGGAAAAGCGTTCAGAATGGATTTCTTAGATATAAACGCGCTTTATTAAGGCACACAATTAAAGATGGGGTGGATAGTGAATCGAAACTTTTGCACTCCAGCCATGCCGCTTGGAATGCTTTAGCTGTTCTTGAATTTGAATTGAGAAAGCTAGACAGAAATATTTAATGGGGTTAAGGTATAGACAGATTACTTCCCCGACTACCCAGCGACATGCCCCCAAGTTTGTCGCTGGGGCTTTTTAGTAATTAGGAATGAATTGCATGGCTGCACCAAAAGGAAATAAATTCTGGGAAGCCAGAACAAAACACGGGCCGCCAATGAAATACAGCGATCCAGATGTTCT